TTTAGAATTATTACCAGTCGGTAAGAGATGGGATTTAGATTATGGTTTTACTCATGCTATTACAACTAGTAACAGACAAGCACAATACCTTCACTCATTATTCCCAACTGTAAGGTTTAACGTTATACCAGTATCAATTCCTAGTTATTTCAAACCTAGTGATAAACCAAAGATTCCTTTAATTACAATAGTATCTAGGAACCAATCAGATGCCGCAAAAATTGCAAAATCATTTTATTTACAATATCCAATGTACAAATGGGTTTCATTTAAGGAACTTAGAGGTCTTCCAAGAACAGAGTTCGCAGAAGAACTTGGTAAATCATGTTTAGCTATTTGGTTGGACGAAAGTGCTGGTTTCGGTACATTCCCACTTGAAGCTATGGAGTGTAAAACACCAATTATTGGTAAGATACCAAACATGATACCTGAATGGATGGAGAGTGTTGACGAAGAAGGTAATGCTGCAATTAAAAATAATGGTGTGTGGACAAATACAACGTTAAATATTCCAGAATTAATCGCAACTTATATGAAAGTTTGGTTAGAAGATGCTGTACCAACAGATTTACTTGATGCGATTGATGAATCAACAGGAAAATATACTGAAGAAAACCAACAAACAATCATTAAGAGTGTTTACGAAAACTTAATTGCCGAAAGAAAGGCTGAGTTTGATAACATTTTGGCTAACGCAATTAAGTCAGAAGAAACTGAAATTTCAACACAAAACTAAGATATGAAAGAATTAACACAAATTAGTGTCATCATGCCAGTTCATGAATTAAATGACACAACAAAACCAATGTTCGATAATGCTATTAAGAGCTTACAAACTCAAAAAGTATTACCAGATGAAATTATCATAGTTGTTCCAGCTAAGAGCGAGGTATTAGAATACCTAACACAATATAATTTCGACACTATTAAAGATATAGTTTCAATACTTGAAAACTCAGGTGAAACAGACTTCGCAAGTCAAGTTAATTTAGGTGTAGCCAATGCAAAATCAGAATGGGTTTCATTCCTTGAATTTGATGATGAATATGCTAATATCTGGTTTAAATCAGTTATTGAATATCGTGCGGCACATACAAACGTAGATTTATTTATGCCGATTGTTGTCGATGTTAACGATAAGGGCGAATTTATTGGCTTTACTAATGAAGCTGTATGGGCAACTAGCTTCTCAGATGAATTAGGATTCTTAGACCTTAATGCCTTGCTTACATATCAAAACTTCAATATTGATGGTATTGTAATTAAGAAATCAATCTACGAAGATTATGGTGGGTTTAAGGCCAGCATTAAATTAACATTCATTTACGAATTCTTATTGAGAATGACTTATAAGGATGTTAAGGTTATGGTTATACCAAAATTTGGTTATAAACACGTTAACCAAAGACCAGATTCTTTATTTGCAATCTATAAAGAAACAATCGACCCAGTTGAGGCTAAATGGTGGTTATCACAAGCTAAGAAGGAATATTATTTTGACACTGACAGAAAAATAACGTATGAAACACAAATTAGTTAAATGGTTAACAAAAGAGGACGAAAAAGGAAAGATGAAGTCTATTTCGGTCCAGAGGAAGAACAAGCCGTTAACGATTATTTAGCATCAACAGATGACAAAGAAAGAAACTTAATCTATAATCAATGGCTCAAAGAGCCTTTAGATAAGATGATAGAATCCATTATTAGAAGATATAAACTTTATAGAAAGGGTGAAACGTTTGAAGATTTACACGGTGACACCCTTTCTTTTCTAATGACAAAAGCTCATAAATTTGAGAATGCTAGGGGTAAAAAGGCTTATTCTTATTATGGTACCATATGTAAACATTACATATTAGGATTACTAATAAAAGATGAGAAATATAATAGACAAACGTTCTCTTATGAGGACATTTCATCCGAGCTAGAAGAAAATGTAGACTTGAGCTACACTATTGATGATAATGATTTCGAAATGGATGCGTTCATGGCGAAGATTATCAAAAGTATTAAATTAGAACTGGAAGACAATAATCTTCCAACTAAGAAAAAGTTAAATGATAACGAACGTAAAATTGGTTATGCATTGGTTGACATTCTTGAAAATTGGGAAAAATCCTTTAATGTAATGGACGGAACCTCAAAATATAATAAGAACTCAATCCTTGAAACAATGCGGAACTATACCAATTTGTCAACCAAGGATATTAGAATGGCAATGAAACGTTTTAAACTAATTTACGAGATGATTAAACATAGTGAATAATGTAAAAAATGCGTTTCTAAGCTATTTATTAATAAAGAAACGATTATGCCACGAAAAAAGAAACAAGAAGTAAGAGTCAACAATACCGAGAGTCTTGAAGGTCTAATGCAAGAAACATATAATGATGCTTGCTTACAAATCAATGACGCTCAAAAAACAATTAACGAACTAACTACAGCCGCCGCAACACCAACTGACATTGATGATTTAACTAAAGTTGTAAAAGAAAAAAGTGGTTTATTAAAGGTTAAAGAATCTGCTATCAGGATTAAACTTGAACTAGCTAAACTACAGAGCGACATTATAAAGAATATGGGTAACGTTGATGCTGCTCTACAAGAAAGAACTGACGGTAAAGTAACTGCTAATGATTTTAAATCAATCAGGGACATGCTTAAGAACGATAAAGATGTTAATTTTAATTTTGGAGAAGAATAATAGTGTCAATATTAAGCCAGAAAAATAAAATATTTGGGCAAATAGCTGCCGCTAAAACTTTAACTGGAGGTTTACCAACGTTAAAGAATAATTCCTCATTTCCATCAATCAACAACAACGGAGATACTATTACGTTTCTTACTGATTTAATTAAATCATTAATCGGGTTTCAAGAACTTCAACAAGTAGTCTCCAATACTATAGTCCATTCACTAAGTGAAATAGAAAAAGACATTAAGATAGCATTAAAATCAGAATTAAAATCAATCGTTAACTGTGGTACCAATCCTTCCTTACCAAACTTTTTAAAATCTACTGGTGACGGAATTAATTTAACAGTAAATCAAATTGATTTTACAGGGTTAATGTTAATTGACCCTAATTCTGATTCTGGTAAGTTACTATATAATGATTTAAAACCAAACTTAATCAATAGTACCGACTTTAATACTTTCCTATATCAAACAATACAAAACGATGGCGTTAGAGAAAGCTGGGGCTCAGCCACAACTAAATCAAATATTATAACGTTCCAATACAATTCTGTAGACGTTGCACATATAGTTCCAAACAACACAATAAATATTAAGGCTGACCCATCATATGATAATATGAGTTTAACTGACCTAAATAATAACTATGTTGATAGTCTATCATTGTTTAATGCTCAGAATGTTCTTACAAACGTAATAGATGCTATTTTTGGGACTGTAGCTAGTGTTGCTAACAAATCCATTAAGCAGCTAGAAAATCAAGCTAAAATCAACACTATTGTTAATAAAATATCAAAGTCTGATAGTAAAGATGTTATCAATAGTAATTACTTCACATTTAACAATGCTGAGAATGCGGCTAATCAAGCTGCGGCTATGGCTAGAAAAAATGGTACTAAAGCTATAACAACTACAAGTACTATTCACACATCAGTTAATTTTCAATCTGTTGTTAACATGCATAATAGTCTTTCAACAGCAACAACAACGGCAGCTAAAAGTAGCATAGTAAACAGTTCATTAACTCAATTCGGCAACGATATTACTAAATCGGCAATTAATATTGCCGATAATCAAGCTATTAAATTAAATTTTATACAAGAAATCATTAATAACCTTATTAGCGTAATGGTTAATACAATTCTTTCACCAAAAGTTATTGCATTGTTTGTTATCAATTTTAAAATTATATATGGGCCAACAGCGACATATACTGATGCCGTTGATTTCCTATCTAAGAATAAAAATTTAATCCAAACAATTATCAAGTCTATTGGTGGCCAAATAATAAAGTTATTACTTAACCTAGCTTTAAAAGAAATTGAGAAGTTGGTAAGCGAAGCGGTAATTAAAAGACAAATTGAAAAAAACAGCCTTTCTCAATCACAGTTATTGAGCTTATTTGGTGT